TGCTCCTTCATAAGCTAAGTGAAGACGCCCTTGCTCAGACCAAATAACTTGATCAGAGGCCATAGGCATTTCTGCGCCCACCATACGTAAGAAAGATGCGATTGAACGGTTACCGTAACGCTCTACTTCTTGTTCGTAAAGCTCAGGTAGATATTGTTGAGACCAGTTTGCACCGCTAGCCCCGTGAAAGTTAAGGTAGTTTCCAGTTGTTACTGTTTTACTTGCATAAGGAGTAAACTCAGTTGGAAGGCCACCAGTAAAATTTACATTTGCCATTTTTTATTTTTTTAGTATTTTTTTAGTTTTATTTTTAATTTTGAAGTATCATCGCCAATTACTCTTGCTACTGGTTTTCCACTTGCATTAGCTTTATTATGCACCCCTCTCGGGTCCATACTAATGTTTTTAGAAGTTTTTGCACTTTCTTTTACAGCATCTGCGCGACCCTGCTCATAAAAGTGATTAGCAATTGCATCTGGATTCATAGCCGTAAATAAAGATTTATGATAACCCTTGGCATCACTCATAACATTATCATTATTAAGAAACTTCTTAATAAAGTTATTTATGTCGCTTTGAGCTGTTTTTACTTCATTTGCGTTTTTAACATTAAAACGATATTTTTTATCTCCAACCTTATATTCAAAACCTTTGAATTGATCGTTAAAAACTTGCTCAGTTTTTTGTAAAAATATGTTTTTTTGTTGTTCAGCTACCTTAAATGACTCTTCGGTTTCTTTATTATAGCGATTAAAAAACTCAATAGCTTGTTGTTGGTCAGCTGTAAGTTTAGATCCCGCTTTAATTTCTTTATAATATTGATCTTTTAATCCTTCTAAAGATTTACGTGCCGCGGCAACTTCTTCTTTAAAACGTAGTTTTTTGCGTTTAATGTCGCGTTCATCGTCAACATCTTCGTCAAATGAAAAACTATCTTCAATTAAAAAATCAATTTCATCCGCAGATAAATGCGGTTTGTTTTGTTTATAATAATCACGTAGCAATGCCATATCATCAACCGATGAATAATCTCTGTTTAACGCCACGTAATCTTCAAGCGTACCCCCAGTTTCATTAATGAAGTCTACAACTTTTTGAATATTTTCCGGAAGCTCAATACCAGAATCTTTTTGCTCTTGAATAGCCTCTTCAACTTCGCCGGCTAATTCTTGCGCTTCTTCTTGTATATTTTCTTCCGTAGTTTCTTCTTCAGTAATTTCTTCTAAAATTACTTCTTCTTCTTGGGCAGGTTCTTCGGAATCCCGTACTTCTTCTGCCACTTCTTGGCTAGTTTCGGATTCGTCGCGAACAAGAACCTCATCTGTGCTTTGCTCTTGAACGGCATTTTCTTCTTTTTGGGTTAAATCAACTTTATAAACGCCATCTTCAAAAACAGCGCCTGCTTTTTCGGCCGCAGCCTGTTCTTTTTCTTGAATTGACAACTCTTCGCTGTCAATTATCTTAGCTTCTACATTTTCAGCCATAATAAAATATTATAAGATTATACACTATACATTACCTAGGTTCAAAAGAACCTAAGTCAAAATCACCACTAAGTATGTCGTTTCCAGCAGATTCGAAAGACTTAGGCGGTAAATTATTTTTTCTTTGATTAATAAGCTCGCTTTGCTGAGATGCTTGTAATTTTGTACGCTCATCTTTGCGGTCTTCTTTTTCTTTAATTGTTTGTTTTTGAGCATCAACTTCTATACCCTTTAGTTGCATGTTCATTTGGAACTCTAATTGCATTAAATCTTTCTTAAGTTGTGCTTCTTGCGTTAATCGCTGCATATCAAGTTGCGATTCTATTTGTTTTAGCTCTGCTTTTTGTGCTGTTAATGCTTGTTGTTTTTGTACCTCCGCTTGCGCTGCAACTTGTTGCGATTGTGCGTTTGCTCGCGCTTGCATTTGAATATTCTGCTGCTGTATTTGCTGGTCACGCTCTAACTTTTTGCGTCTGCGTATTTTAAGCATTTGATTTGCCAACTGAATATTTTTAATTTCGCGAAGATCAATTGCATCTTCTAAATCAATAAGCCCAGCCGACAATGCAGTCTGAATATTATTTTCAAGCTTTTGTTGCTCTTCTTCATCCGGCATTAAATCAATAAATATACCAAAGTCGTGAATATGCAATTCAGATAACTCAGCAAGTGTAGCTACATTATGTACGCCTATAGACTGAATAAATGCTTCACGCGCTGGTGAATATTCAATAACATCTGAAATACGCAGTGATATTTTTTCAGCAGTTTCTGCGGCTAAAAATAATCCTGCATTTAATATATGTCTTGTTGCAGTATTTGAATTCGCTGCAGCAATTTTTTGTATGCCAACCAACGCTCTACTATCGGGTGTACTACCATCACGCGCTTCATTTAATCCAGTAGCGTCACGCATCATCTGTAAGTAATAATTATATGTACTTATTAATGATGAAATTTTATTGCCCCCAGAACTTGCTGATAGTTGTTGAATTGGCACTTTGCCAGGATTCATATCGCCATCGGCTGTAAATGATCTACCAATTACAGATCCTGTTTGGAGAAACATGTTTAACGCTTCCTGCGGATTGTAATTTGTACCGTTGCCTAAATCTATCTCAGCTAATCCGTCAGCATCTAGATAAACACCGTCCGGTACTATTTTAGATAATACTTGTTGCAGTTTTAAGTGTGTTAGCTGAATCATATCAGCAAACCCGGTTATACGGCTAACTAACGATTCAATGCGTCCCTGATACATACGCGGCGCTACCACCGAATAATTCATTCTAACCTTATTAGCATCGCTTTTTGGGCGCATCATATTTTTACATAGCTGCCACTGTAAAAGCATATTTGCTCCAGGCACATAAACACCTTCGTATAATACCTCTATATTTGTAGCGACTCTTTCAAATCGTGTTCTTGAATCTTTAGGTGGATTAAATGAATCGTCTTTTTTAATAGCTTTACTAGCTCCTGTAGCTGTTTCTTTTATCTTATAAACTTCATTGTGAAAAGTTTTATAATTAAAATACAATACATCTACTGTATTAGAGTCTTCTTTGTTAGCTATAGGATTATGTCTATTATATATTCTATAATTTGAATAACCTTCAGAAGAAAGTTTTTCTAAATCTTCATTTGTAAGATTAGGGAACTCTTTCTTTAATTCGTTTATTGGTATTGTTTTAATTTCGCCTATATAATATATATCGTCATAATATGGTGATTCAGTATATGAATGTACAATATTAGCAGGATCTACATAATCAATTTTAATACCTTCAGAATTGTTGTATGTAGTTTTTACCGCAGCGGTTCCTAAAACAGCAAGATCATAATATAATTGCTTTTTAGTTAATTCATATCTATTCTTATTAAGAATAACATTTATAGCTTCTTCTTCTGCAATTTCGATAGCTTGCTTGTAATTAAGCTGCATATGTAACTGAAGTTCTTCTTCATTTTCCGGAAGTTCAGCTAAATTACTTTCTTGAAGGTTGATACCAAAATTAGCTTGCGCAAAATCATTAAGCTCTCTAGTTTGCATATCTCTTAGTATACTTTCCATATACTCAGTGCGTTTATCTACGCCAAATGGATCTTGCGAATATGCTTTAATATCATAGCTACGGTTAGCCATGCCATTTACTACAATATCTACAAACTTAGGTATGATTGGTACTGGTTTCCAATCAAGATTAAGGTAAGACATGTCCCCGTTAATAGATAACTCGTCTTTATATTTTTGAACAGATTGTTCGCCGCGGGCATATAAACGTAAATTATGATATGCATTTTGGTTTACATAAAACCTATTTGTAGCTGAATCTCTTTTAAACCATTCGTGTTCAATAGCACGCGCTATTTCAAGTCCGTATTCAGAACTTGCTTTTTCTACATCGCTAACTGTTTGGCTAGGAAAATAACTTTTTATAACTGACTCAGCCATAATTTTTTATTATTTTTGATTGTGAACCATCGTTTTTATATCTAGCGATGTTCAAATTAAGCTTTAATTTTGTTTTTTCTTGATTTGGCGCATATAAATTTTTATTGCAAGCCATAATGGCTAAACCTGAGCTAATAGCAGCATCAAACTTTGTACGTTTATTTATATCAAATTTTGCCCAATCATTTAGTGTATTATTAAAATACATATTACCGTATTCACCATTTTCTAATACACCAACATATTTTTGTATATATGATTCAATAGCGGCCGCATGCGCTTGCCTTATATCT